ACTTGTCTTTACGTGTGGCACGATTGCGAAGCGCCAACTCGACCTCCGCGACGACCCCGCCGCCGACCCCGTAAACAGGTACCGGCGTCAGCGTAACGACATACAAGGCTCTTCTACGGCCCGTCCCGGAAGATACCCACCTGTAATGGCTGTGAACTTCTCCTCCATCGGAGCCGACACCCAAGCCTTCAACACAGGATTTGACCAGGCCCCCCGTTACGGGTACCGTACCACGCGTCAGCGGATCACTGCTGACGAGAAGACTCGCGCCCGCTATGGCTACGACTGGGATGTCGCAACCGCCGCCCAAAGGGTCAACCGTAAGACGGATGGTTACACGGGCGCTGGCGCGTACCGCCGCCGCCGTGGCTGGGCCCGCGGCGGCAGCCGCAAGCGCCGAAGGCGCTATGGCGGACGCGGCGCCTACGGCGCCGCCCCACTCTACCGTGGCCGTGGAGGGTTCTGGTCCGACGCAGTCGGAAAAGGCGGATGGCTTCGCAAAGGAGGCCTTGACCTCGTCGGCACTGGCCTCGGCAATATCCCAGTTGTTGGTAGCGGGCTTGGCTCGGCATTTGGTGCCCTCCGCAAGGCTACCGGCATTGGTGATTATAACATCGCTTCTAATGTTCTTGTGGCGGGCAATCCCACTGGTGCTATGCCCGGCACCTTCGAGGCGCCATCCTTTACTGAGATCACTGACACGGGCGGTATTATTATCTCTCACCGAGAGTTCATTGGCAATGTCTACGGCCCTGCTACCGGTGTCGGATTTAAGACCAAGACCTACGACATCAACCCTGGCGTAGAGACCACGTTCCCGTGGCTTTCTCAGTTGGCTGCTAATTACGAGGACTACTCTGTGAAGCAGTTGATCTTCTCGTTCAAGAGTACCGTGTCCAACTTTCAGACCACCACCGGTGTCACCGGTACCGTGCTCTCAGCGACCCAACACGACATGTACCGTCCCGGGTTTGAAGACAAGTCCGAGATCATGCAGACCTTTGGGTCTGTCAGTTGCAAAGCCACCGATTGCCAGGTTGCTGGCGTCGAATGCGATCCGAAGAAGATGTCTGGCGACCCCATTCGCCACATCCGCGTAGCGGAACTTCCCACCGGCCGTGACCCGAAGGAGTACGACTGGGGAAGGTTTACACTTGCCCTCGCCGATTTCCCAGCTGAGTTGGCCAACGCCAACATCGGAGAGATCTGGGTCTCGTATACCGTTGAGCTGCTTCGGCCGAGAGTGTTCACCGGCCAAGGCAATGCCATTACGACTGCGCGCATGTACATGCTCCCGCAGACTCTGCAATCAAAGCCCATGTTCACCACTGGTGTCGCCCTCCTATTACCGCAGGAGGGCGGTGCCCCTCTTCTTGGGTTTGCTGGCACCACCAAGCTGTGGGACGAAGGCCTGACGCCCAATCTCTTTATCAACTCACAGAACTCATTGGCGTGCCAAGTTGAAGGATCGACTTGTGCCGTGAGCACGGCCGTCATTGCTGGCTGTACTCGCTTTGCACCTGTGCCATTTGTACCAGAGACTCAAGCCGGCTCGACCGATCTGAATCCGTTTAACCAAAAGCAGATCGGCGCTTGTTATGCTGCGTCAGCATGGTGGTGGCAGGGTGCATACTTGGGGACCACCCCTGGGGAATGGCCCATTGATCCTGCACTCACTCTGCCGGATGGCGGCGGTACGCTCAAGATCACATTCCCCGCTGCCTTCTCCGGCAAGCTCAAGATCCTCTACACCATGCAGCTGTCGAGTCCGAATGCCTCTTTCGTTGGCATAGACGCGAACACCCAAGGCAATGTCACCGGTCTTTACGACATGATTAGCGGAGTGACGCAAGGCACTAACGTCACGGATGCGGCCGGGCGCAAGCCGGCCGTCTTTGCAGAGAATACAGCCGTCTGCTTCCGTGCCTCTGGTAGTGATTTCATCGGGATGAAGGATCCCGATTACGCTGATGGCTCAGCATTTCCTCCGTACCCTCTCCCTGGGGATGACTTATCCCAGGTATCAGAGGTGACGTTTGAGCTTCATGTCGAAGTGAAGGCCGTCACTGGAGGGGTCAACAACCACGTGCTCATTCGTGCTTGCCTTCAGGCCGGTGAAGCCGATGGCGCCGAAGCTAGGGAGGCGCCGGTAAGGATGGTCTCCCTCGACATCTCCGAGTACAATGCTTCTATGGAGGATAACAACGGAGTGCCGACAATCGTTAATGTACAGACTGGACAACGCCTTGTTCAGGACCGTGCAAGCCTTTTTGGGGATTCTTAGACCCTAAAAGCCCCAACTCACTTCACGTAGGTTTAATGGCCCATTTATGGGTACCTTCCTACTTATAAATACACTTAACAATCAAGAACACTATTTAACTGTACTGAG